GTTGCTTGTGCATGAGTTGAATGGTTTGAAGGATTCTTTGTTGCAGAATGCTGTTGAGTTTAAGGACCCAACTTCGGCTCGTCTTTTGCTACAAACTTTGCAGGAGTTGGGTCGTAGGTTGGATTCTCAGAAGTCTAGTTTGGATGCTGATGTTTTGCGTTTGTCTTCTTATCAGCAGACTGTTATGTTGCGAGCTATGGATGCTGCATTAAATTTTGCTAAGAAGGAGTTGCGTGAACGTTTTCCAGATGTTGCTATTGATGACCTTGATTCTTTGGTGGGCCAGGGGCTTTTGATGGCTAAGGCCGAGTTGTTGGCGGAGTCTGATTCTGATGAGTTTATCTGAGGCGTGTAGTTGTGGTGCAGCTTTTTCTGCTGAGCGAGATGATGAGTTGAATTTGTTAAATGAGTGGCGTAAAATGCACAAGTGTCCTAAGCCTGAGCGGGGTAATTTGGCTTTGACTTCATTATCGGAGCCTGCTCCTGATTATCATATTCCAGAAATGCATATTGGTTTTAGGGGGGATGATGATGATTGATGACGTGATTGATGGTGTGATTCAGGATTTGCGTAATCGCTCTAAGAACTCAGTTTATTTGACTGACCCTGCAGCTTGGGCTTCTGATGTTTTGGGTAAGACATTGTGGTCTAAGCAGGCTGAGATTGGTCAGTCGTTAGTAGACCATACGCACACTGCCGTGGTGTCTTGTAATGGTGCTGGTAAGTCTGCGGTTGCTGGTATTTTGGGTGCTTGGTGGATTGCTGTCCATGACCCGTATGAGGTTGCTTTGATTTGTTCTGCGCCTACTTATCCTCAGATTGCGCGTGTGTTGTTTCGTGAGTTGAAAGATAATCATAAGCTGGCTGCGGTTAATGGCTTTAGTCTTCCAGGTCATATTAATCAGTCTGAGGAGTGGAAGCTTGATGATGAGTATGGCACGCTGATTGGCTTTGGCCGTCGTCCTGCTGATACTGATATTGTTTCTGCTTTCCAAGGTATTCACAGAAGGTATGTGTTTGTGGTTTTGGATGAGGCTGGTGGTATTCCTGCTGACTTGTATACTGCTGCTGAAGCTGTTACTACTACTGCGGATTCTAGAGTTTTGGCTATTGGTAACCCAGACCGTAGGGGTACTGAATTTCATAGAATTATGCGTGAGGATGAGACTTGGAATAAAATAAAAATTTCTGCTTTTGATACACCAAATTTTACTGGTGAAAAAGTTCCAGATGATTTGAAGCCTCTGCTTATTCAACCAGCTTGGGTTGAGCGTCAGAAGGTTGCTTGGGGTATTGATTCAGCTAGATATCGCTCAAAAATTTTGGCTGAGTTCCCTGAAGAAGATGACACCACATTTTTCTCTCAGCAAGCTATCGATAAGGCTATCGATTGTGAGATTGAAGAGGATATGAATATTCCGGTGGTGTTGGGTGTTGACTTGGCACGTTTTGGTGATGATGATTCTGTTGTTTATTCGAATAGGGGTGGCCGTTTACGTCACATGTCTACATGGTCTAAAGCTAATGCTGTAGAGTCGGCTAACCGTGTGCATGAGATGGCTGTAGCTTTGGGTGCGTCTGAGGTTCGTGTGGATGCTACTGGCCTTGGAGCGCCTGTTGTAGATATGTTGGCAACTATGTGTCAGGGTAAGTATTTTGTTATTAGCATTATTGGTTCTGCTGCTTCTCCAGATAACATGAGATGGCTTAATGCCCGTGCTTGTGGATATGATTCTTTACGTGAAGGCATGATTATGGGTCGAATTGACTTAGATTTAACCGATAAAGACCTTTTAGATGAGATGATGGCAATTAAATATAAGTTTAGTGCTAAAGGTTCTATTCAAATTGAATCTAAAGATGATATGCGTTCTAGGGGTATGAAATCTCCTGACAGACTGGATGCTGCTATGTATGCAGGGCTAGATATGTCTAAGTTGTTGAATTCTCCTTATGGTAATTCTAAACCTGGTGATACTGTTTTGGTTGATGCTAACATGATGGATAACATTTATCCTTTTTATTCTGACTGGACATGGTAGAATATAATTATATTTAATTGATTTGGAGATATTTTGGACGATTTTGAAGATTTTTCTAACAATTCAGAGCGATTTTCTGAATCATATCAGCGTATGGCTGACGTTATTTTGTCTATGGATGATAAGGGTTGGGCCCCTTTTGGTGAGTATCTAAACTCTTTAGATGCTTTTAGCCTTGAATCCCTGCATACTTTGGCTACACAGTTGAGTGAGCGTGTTGACGGTAATCCTTTATTGAAACGTGGTTTGGGCCTTAGAACTAGCTATGTATTTGGTAAAGGTGTTGAATTTGAGGGTCTTTCTGCCCGTGTTCGTGAGATATTAGAATCTGATAATGCGCAAACAGTTTTGTTTAGTTCACAGGCTATGGCCATCAATGAGCATGCGCATTTTACTGCTGGACAATTTTTTATCCTAGGTGATATATCTTCTAAGAAAGTTCAAAGAATTCCTTTTAGCGAGATTACTGGTTGGGTTACTGACCCAGATGACAGTGAGTTTGTTCGCTATTATCGCAGGTCTTGGACTCGTCACAGTCAAGAAACTGGTGCGCAACCTGTGCAAGTTTCTGTCTGGTATCCTTCAGACCTTTATACCCCTGTTGGCAACTATGCTAGACGCATTCAAAACCAGCCAGTTGATTCAACTAAGGTAATGTTTTCTTCTATGGTCAACAAACGAACTGGAACTATTTGGGGCGTGCCCGATGCTTTCTCTGCTTATCCTTGGGCTCACGCATATAATGAGTATCTTAAAGATGGTTCTCGCATTCTAAAATCTTTGGCTATGTTTGCTTGGCAGTTAAAGTCTCGTTCAAAAACTGGTGCCACTGCTGCGGCCGCAACCATTGCTACACCTAATTCTGCAGGTTCTACAGCTATTCTTGGTGCTGACATGGAACTTTCTTCTTTGCCTAGAGCTGGTAGTGTTGACTTGAGTAGTGGCCGCGCCTTAGCCGCTATGGTTGCTTCTGCTTTGGAAGTTTCTGTTGTTACACTTATGTCTGACCCTGGTTCTTCTGGTGCTTATGGCACTGCACAGACTTTGGATGTTCCAACTATTAAGGCTATGCAGGCTCGTCAAAAGATTTGGGAGCAAATGTTTAAGCGTGTTCTAAAGTTTATGGGTGCGCGTAGCGTTGAGGTTAAATGGCCTAAGATGGAGTCTGAAGCTACTTACCGACAGATTCAAGCTATCTCATTAGCTTACGAGGCTGGTGCTTTGTGGGAAGATGAATATCGTGATGCTATCCTTGATGAACTTGATGTTGTACCAATGCACAAGGGGATTTCACCTTTTGCTCAAGATAAAGTAAATAATATTACGGCTACAACCGCACCTGCCGCTACTTCTAGCAGCAGTGCTACACCATCAAAAGGTAATACAGGAACTGTAGGTCAAATGTCTAATAGTGATAATTCTTTGAGAAGTATGGATAATCAACCAACTGCATAATAGTATGGTATCATTACATATAGCGAATGTTAAATGTATGGAGATTTTATGACAATTACTCTAAGTGAGTCACTTGGCTTTAATGCCAGTGAAGGTAAGAATAAATGGCGTGTAAAAATCATCCAATCTGGATGGGGTTCTTCAGGTTATTATTCTGAATCATTGCTTTCAAATTTTGGTCCTGGCGTTTTTAAAGCTGGCACAAAGGTATTTATGAACCACCCAGACGCTAATTCTCGCCCTGAGCGTGATGTGCAAAAACTTGCAGGTAAATTAATTACTGATGCAGCTTTTTCTGAAGGTGCGCTTTACGCTGACATTGAATTTTACTCTAGTTATGCTCCTATTATTAAGGAAATGGCTGGAGACATTGGTTTGTCAATCCATGCTTTTGGGGATGCCCAACATGGTGAGGCAGAGGGTCGTGAAGGCCCAATTATCGAATCGCTTATTGAAGACCCTTTGACTAGCGTCGATGTCGTAACGGTGGCTGGAGCGGGCGGTAAGTTTCTTAACCTCCTTGAAAGCTATTCAAGAAAATCGCTGACTGAAGTTAGCGAATCACTATCGGAAGGAAATGGTATGTCCATTACTAAGGAAGAATTTGATGCAGCAATTGCTGACCTCAAAAATGCCTTCGTTGAGGCACTGTCGCCAGTTGTAGAGTCAGTCTCTGTACTGGTCGAATCCGCTAAGCCTGTTGAGGTTGAAGGGGACGAGGCCGATGTGGCTCCTGCTCTTGATGCTGTAGACATTGCGGAAAAGTTCAACGAATCAGGTCTACCTAAGATTGCTCTTCAGCGTGTTGCTGAAAGCCTTAAGTCAGATAACAACGTCAAGTCTCTTGACGAGCTAATCGCAGATGAGAAGGCTTATGCTACCTCTCTTCGTGAGGCATTCGCCCCCGCATCAGAGGAAGTTGGAGTTATCCATGAATCTGTTGCTAAATCATCTAACCTGCTAGACGAGTTTTCTGCAATTGCAGCTCGCATTAGCGGAAAGTAAGAAAGGTAAATCATGGCTAATAACGAAATTTATATCAAAGCCGATTCCCTAGTCTTTCCTGTAGCAAGCACTGTTAAGTCAGGCGACTTGGTTCAGGTTGGTCAGGTTATTGGCGTTGCTGAGGTTGATGCAAAAGCTGGAGATAATGGTAGCTACTACGCTACTCTTAGACGTACAGGCGTGTTCGAATTCTCAACTCTAGTTACTACAACTGTAGGCGCTAACATGTATGTTACATCTGCAGGTGTTGTTACCACAACTGCAACAAGCAACAAATTCATTGGTCACGCATTGAAAGCTAAGACAACCAGCACCGCTGGTTATGTTCCAGTTATTCTAGTGCAGTCGGCTGCGTAAGGTAAGGTAAAAAATGACTGAAAATATTACTCCACGTCAGGTCGAAGCTGCGAAGATTCTTGAAGGTGCTATCCAAGGTGACCGCACTGCCAAGCTAAGACTTCAGGAAGGTATTGCCACAAGCGACCTACCTACACAGCTCGCTCCTGTTATTAACAAAATCATGCTCCAAAACTATGCTGCACAGCCTAAGATTTGGGACATGCTTGCACAAAAGATTGTTGTAGACGACTTCCGTCCAGTTAAGTATATGAACATGGCTTATGACGATGAAGGTTATGACAACGCTGGTGATACATTCCGTAATGGCTCACTTGCAACTGTTGCTGAATATGATGAGTACCCAACTGCTGGTTGGTTCTCTTTCACCGAAGCTCAGTTCAACGTAAAGAAGGCCGGTGCGCGTATCCGCTTCTCATGGGAATCTATCATCAATGATGGAAACATCTCTATTCTAGAACGTCTACCTATCGAGCTTGCTCGTAAGGCTGCCGGTAAGGAAGATGAAGAAGTTACTAAGCAGCTTGTTGCTTCTGGTGGTCTAAACACCACTAACTTCAAGACTGCTAACCAGAACCTTCTAACAGCTAACTCTGCTCTTGGTACTGCCGTTAACGCACCTCTAAGCCTTGAAGCTCTTGAGGCTGCGATTACACAGGCTAACCTACAGACTTACAACTCTCGTAACGCTGTGCCTTTGAGCCGTTTCGTGCTTGTTGTAAATGCTGGTCTAGAGCTAACAGCTAAGAAGATTCTTGCTATCCAGCAGGTTCGTACAGAGACTACAACTGGTTCAGTTGTTAAGTCTACTATTACAGGCAACCCGCTTGCAGCTTCAATCGAAATTGTTGTAAACCCATGGTTGAAGAAGATTAACTCTAGCTCAGACAACTACTGGTTCCTACTTCCTGTACCTGCTGACACGCTAAACCCAGGTTTGGTTCTTGGATTCCTTCGTGGATACGAGACTCCTGAGCTTCGTGTTAAGGCTAGTGGTGGTCTATACCTAGGTGGCGGTGCCGTTCCTGCTCGCGAGGGTGGATTCGACAATGACGACTTTGAAATGAGAATTCGTCACATTGCTACTGGTGGATTCTTGCTTCCTACCGGAACAATTGCTTCTACTGGTGCTGGTTCATAACATTTAACCAACTAAGAAACCCCGCTCAAAAGGCGGGGTTTTTTATTGCTGATATAATTTAGTTGTCACGTTCCCTCCTTCGTGGCCGTCCACCCTGTTGAGCTTTTGCTCCGGGGTGGACTTTTTATAGGGTATAATGAAGGCATCATGATAATTTTTCCAAATAATAATTTACCAGACCCAGCTCAAGATTGGGCTGATACTGTTGAACGCGAAATTAAGCGTATTGATAAAAAACCTAATAGCTCTGGAGATGGCGGAGGTGGCTCAAGGGGGCTACAGGGGCCTCAAGGAGAGCGTGGAGAAACTGGTGCTACAGGTGCTACTGGTCCAGCCGGACCAACTGGCCCTACGGGCGCTACAGGGCCTACTGGACCTAGGGGTTTACAGGGGCTTATTGGTGATGATGGCCCACAGGGCCCAATGGGCTTTACTGGAGCTACAGGTGCTACTGGAGCAACGGGCGCTACAGGACCAGCCGGCCCTACGGGCCCTACAGGACCTACTGGAGCTACTGGCTCTACTGGAGCTAAAGGTGATACTGGTTTAACCGGTTCTAAAGGTGATACTGGTCTACAAGGTCCAAAAGGCGACACTGGTCTGCAAGGTCCTAAAGGAGATACTGGTTTAACTGGCGATACTGGCCTAAAAGGCGATACTGGTGCTACTGGAAATGGAGTTTTATCTATATCCAGAACCTCTGGAACTGGTGCTGCTGGAACAACAGATACTTTCACTATTACTTATACAGGTGGTTCTACAAGTACTTTCAGTGTTTACAACGGGTCTAATGGCGCTGCTGGTCGTGGTATTACATCAATTACTAGAACCTCAGGCACAGGACTTGCTGGTTCTACTGATACTTATACAATAAGTTATTCTGATTCTACAACTTCCACCTTCACAGTAGTCAATGGAACTAATGGAACTAACGGTGCTGCCGCAACTATTGCAGTAGGAACTGTCACAGGACTATCTGCTGGTTCAACTCCAACTATTACCAATGTGGGAAATTCTAGTGCAGCAACATTTAACTTTGGAATACCTGCTGGGGCTACTGGTGCAACAGGTAATGGCATTACTTCGATTGCTAGAACATCTGGAACTGGTGCTGCTGGAACAACAGACACTTTTACTATTACTTATACGAGCGGTTCTACAACTACTTTTACTGTATATAATGGTTCAAATGGCACTAATGGTGGTACTGGTCGTGGTATTACATCTATCGCTAGAACTTCTGGTACTGGGCTTGCGGGTTCTACCGATACCTATACAATAACTTACTCCGATGCTTCAACTTCCACTTTTACTGTAGTTAATGGTGCTAATGGTGCTGCTGGTCGTGGAGTTTCTACAATTTCTAAAACTAATACTGCTGGCTTAGTTGATACATATACAATTACCTATTCTGATTCGACAACATCAACATTCACAGTCAATAATGGTGCGACAGGTACTACTGGTAAAGGAATATCTACAGTAGTTAAAACTTCAACAGCAGGTTTAGTTGATACTTATACGATTACTTTTACCGATGCAACTACTACTACTTTTACTATAACTAATGGCTCTAACGGAACTAACGGTCAGGGCGTACCTGCCCTCGGAACTGCTAATCAAGTTTTATCAAAGATTGACGGCACAAGCTATAACACTCAATGGTCATCTGACTTAACTCTTAATAGCATTACTCTTCCAAGTCAAACAGCATCAAGGTTTTTTGCTGCACCAACAGGAGCTGCTGGAGTACCATCATTTAGAGCGATTTCACCATCAGATTTCATGCAGTATGTGTCACCATCTTATGGTCAAGCGCCAGTTTATGCACCAGTCAGTGGTGGTTGGGCTTGGAGTTCTTTTTTCTCAACATTCGGTGGAAGCATTACTGGAAACTTAGACCTTTCTGGAACTACCAGAGAACTTCGAATGAACACTTCAGCTGGTAGTGCCGGACAAGTGCTTACATCCTCTGGTACTGGCGTTACCCCTACTTGGGCAGATAAAGGATATACTAAAATTGCTGAATCTATATTTAGCGGAACACAGCCATCATTTTCTTCAATTCCTCAAACTTACAAAAAGCTTGTTGTACAAATATCATTTACAAATGTTCCTAGCCTAGCTGGAACATTTTCCATGAGCGTAAACTCTGGTTCTACTGTTGCTTATACAACATACTCAACTGGTTCAACCACATCTTCAACGTCAGCAGGTTCTGCTAATGGAATGCCGCTAACTACAATCGCAACTTCACCAACAATAACTAACATATACACAGTTGAAATACCAAACTACAATTCACCAAACCCAACCATGTGGCTTTCTGGTGGAATTGGTGCTACAACAAACGCATCAAGATGGGGAGTAGGAACTACCACATCAGCAATAAGTCAAATTTCATTTCAAGCAACAACTAATACATGGACCGGTGCTACCGGAACCGCTACTATTTATGGAGTTAATTAATGAATAAAATAACTGATATAAACTGTGAAACTGGAGAAATAACTGAAAGAGATGAAACTCTAGAAGAAATCGCAGCAAGAGAAGAATCTACTAGACAAGAAACTGAAGCATTAGCTATTAGGCAATCAGCTTTAGCTAAATTAGAAAAATTAGGTTTAACTGAAGATGAGATTAATGCAATCATTAGTTAAAAAAGATAAGGTACAATAGATACATGTCAGATACTACTCCCCCAAATTATTCAACTGCTATTGGTCAGGTTCGCCTACTTATTCCAGATACGGAACAGTTAGAAAATCCTAAAGACCTTACTGCGGCTTCGTCTTATATTTTTAATGATGCTCAAATTCAAGCTTTCATTACGCTTTATAGCAACAATATTAAAAGAGCTGCCGCTGCCGCAAAGCTTGCCTTGGCAACCTCTGAAGCCTTAATTAGCAAAGTTATTAAGACCTATGACTTCTCTACTGATGGAGCTAAGCTAGGCGCTGAACTTCGTGCACAGGCTAAGCAGCTTCAAGACGAGGCTCGCGAAGATGATATGTATGATTCATTTGAAACATTTATTGTTGCTAGCCCTACAGAAAAGTGGGATAACGATTGGCTTTAAATAGTCGTCCAGTTTTGGACCCACGTTGGACAACTCATCATCGTCCAGTTGAGGATGGGTTTGCTTTAGCATATATACAAATTTTTAAACCAAACAATGTTGATAAAGTTTATAATGCAACAAACAATACTTGGAGCGGTACTCCAACCATACTCTATAAAGGCTGGGCTAGAATACAGCCAAACCGACCTTTTACTGCAGCTGAAGGTAGTAATGATTTTCTTCCAGCATCAACTAAAGATGTTGCAATGTTTTTTAATATCATGAGAAATGATATTACAGGATTTAATCACACCATTGCAGATATTCGCCCAGGCCATGAAGTTAAAGTAACTGCTTCACCAGCTGACGCGCAAATGTTAAATTTTACATATTCAGTTAAATCAGTAATTAACAGCTCAAATACATGGTCACGTGGTATTGTTTGTGAAGTTAATCAAGACATAAAGCCTAACTATGCCTAAGAGTTCATTTGGGCTTGAGGAAAAACTTGAGCAAGAAGTTGAGAAGATTAGACGCATTATTGGACGTGCTGCTAGAACCGGTGCTATTGAGACACGTAAATTTATTTTAGGTGGCTCACCTACAGGCACGCAATGGCATGTGCAGGCTAACCGTAGACGAGGTAATGCTTATGGTGCACGTGTTGAGACGGGAAAAATGCTGGAGTCTGTTTCATTTAGTAGACCTAAGTGGGACCCAGCAACTAAGGCATATAAAGCTAGTTTTGGTTTTCCATATGCTGAAGGAACATTTGGTAACATTAGAAATGTTCGACCTTCAAGCAAATATTCTGCTAAAATTGATATGATGAGAAGTCCTAACTTTAAACCTTGGGCTAGCGACAAGAACTATTTTGCAATGCAGGAATATGGTTCTGAAATGCCTGGAAGCAATGTTAAGCGTGGTATGCATGCAACAAGGCGAGCTATGATTGTTGTTCGTAAACAGATTGATTCAGAAATGTCTAGATTTTATAAGAAAGGTAAGAAATGAGTTTATCCCTACTTCCTACCCAAGATGCTATAACTGTGAAGCTTAAAGAGCTTCCACAAACTGTTTATGAAAATACTTTTCCAACAGATGACATACTTCAATACTCTGCCGGTCAAATGCTTCCTTTTATTGTGCCACTTTTTGGCGGATATTCTAGAGCTATGGTTGGTAGAGGAATTTTATCTGTGCGCCAAGACTTAGGTGAAAGCTTTGTTTCAGTAGCCTGCGTTGGGCCAACAGAACGTTCTGCAAGGCAGGTAGCTGACCTTGTTTTAAATAAACTTACTGGATTCAAGCCAGTAAATGCCAGTGAACTAACACCGGCTCCAAATACTGGTTCCCTAGTATTTGATAACTCCGTAAAACCAATAAAATACATATCTGAAATAACATTTATTTATTATGTTAATACAGATGTGGTATCATAGTAAAGATAGGAAAGGTCTATAATGGCAACTTATATTAACACACTTACTGGCGAAGAGGTAGAAGTACCAGAGCATTACCTAGAGCACCCAATTCTAGGTGCTTACCTTGCTCCGCTAGATTCAGACGTTGACGCTCCAGGAGCTGAAACAAAAACTAAAAAAGCCAAGGGTTTCTCCTTTGGAACATCCACCGAGAACGAGGAATAAATAATGCCTAGTAAAATGCTACGCCCAAATGTGGGCATATACGTTGCAAGCTCAGATGCTTTTGCTGACTGGAAGAACCCAACTTTTGCAGAACTCACAAGCTCAACTAAGGTTTTCAACATCTCTGCCGCAGTTACAGATGACTACACTCTAAACCAAACAGATTCACAGTCAGATAACTCACTCAGCTTGGTTGACAATGCTGACGTAACAACTCCAACCTACTTTAATTACGAGGCATCTCTTGATGGCTTCCGTGACCAGAGTCTTACAGCAACTTCTGTTTACAACAAGTTCCGCGACTTGTTCAACACTGTAGATACTGAGTACTACCTAATCAAGCGCGTTGGAAAGCTTCACAGTGATACCCTTGTTGGTGGTGACCTTATTAGCATCTTTGGTGTTAAGACAGACTATCCAGTAGATATTTTTGGCGATGGCGAAATGATTCGCTTTGGTGCAAGATTCTTGACAACTGGTAAGGTTAAGCTTAACTACACTGTTCCAACTGGTACTGCAACTGCCTTTGGTACTACTGCTGCAACAACTGGAACTAAGACTACTTCTAACGGTAAGATTAAGGTTTCTTGGACTCCTGTTGCTAACGTAACTACTGAATCAACTTTCCTAACTGGTACTGCTTTGACTATCCTTGCAGATACTACTAAGTCTTATGACCTAACCGAAGCTATTGCTTGGGATAGCTTTGAGCTTGGTAACCAGGACTCAAACAAGATTGAAGACCGTTCAATTTTGGATGAAGGACAGGTTCAGACTCGTGGTTTTGCTCAGATGTCAGGTATGCTGAACTTCTTCCGTAGCCCTAAGTCAACTAGCACAGCAACTGTTGTTTCCGGTGCTGCTGCAGCAAGTACCTTTGTTGTTTCTACTGACATCACCTCTAAGGTTGAAGTTGGTATGAGCGTTAAAGTTATGTCTGCTGATGGCTTGACTACCAGATTCAAGGACCTAACTGTTACTGCTGTTAGCTACTCAAGCCCAAATACAACCGTTACCCTAAGCGGAGCAAATGCTACTTTACTTGTAGCTGGCGACATTGCAACTTTCTTCAACGCACAGACTCTAGCATGGGACACTTTCTACCTTTCAACAGGTTCAACTCGTCCTACTGGCTACTTGACTGTACGTGTAAACAAGACTGCTACAAGCGTTTATGCTGCTTCTGATGTTGTATCTATTTACAAGTTTACTGCAGACGCTGTAAAAGAAAACACCGAAGGTGAAGACAGCATTAAGTTCATGGTCAACTTTGCCCCACAGGGTAAGCTTGGCAAGAATGTTGTTCTAGCTTAGTCTAATTAGACTGGTCGGGGCAGGGACTTGCGCCCATTTGCCCTGCTCCGACCTTAAACCCCCCCTTAATGTGCGAATAAACTATTTTGAAAGGCGCAATAATGAGCGAAGAAATTACTACTGCAGAAGAGACTGCAGCAATCCCACAGCCAAATGAAGCTGCTGAGCAGATTCTAAAAATTGTCGACACAGCACAGTCACAGGGCGTATTTAACTTGAGTGAAGTTATTAAAGGTAGAGGATATCCAACTAAGGAAGCTACTATTTACCTTGACTCGGATACAGCATTCCAGCTTGCTGAACTTAATGACCTAATGAATGGTTATATTGATGAAGAAGAGCTAGCGAAAAATGAAGCTAAGTCTGAAGAGCTTGCTGAAAAGCTAAAGAAGTCTGCTGTTACTTTTGTGATGCGTGGAGTAAGTCAGAAGATTGTTGAAGATGTCATAAAGAAGACTAATGAAAAATATCCGCCAGAAGAAGGTCGTCGCGAAGCAACTGATAATCCTGATTGGGTTAAGTACTATATTTCAGCTCTAGTAGCACAAAACATTGTTAGAGTAATTGATGCTGATGGTAATGTTGACGAGCATGTTTTTACTACTGAAGAGATGCTTGAGATGCGTGAGCTTGTTGCTGCAGATTCTTGGAATGTGCTTGTTGAGAACATGCAAAAGCTAACTCTTGCTAGCGGCTATTTTGAACAGCTAACTGACGCAGGTTTTTTACCGAGGTCTTAACATGGCCGGGCAATCGCCCTTACCTTGTTAAGATTAAAACTGGTGTAATAAACGGTATTCGCCCATCCGCTATGCTGTTCCATGAACAGCCTAGCGACCCTTGGGTTCCTTTTGACTTTTTACTTCTTGAAGCTTATCAAATGCTTGAGGATGAAACTTGTAATGAGTGTGGTAATCCAATCTGGGTGTGCAGAAATGAAGAAGCAAATAATGTTGGCTTTAAAGTTAAAGTTGGCAAATGCTTTGCTAAAGCTGAGCTTGATAAGTGGAGTGAAAAAGAAAACAAGAAAACACGTAAGAGTTATGGTGAGACTCCATATATTGTTGCTTATACCTATGATGATGGGCCTATGCCTACTCGCAGGTCATATTTGCAATCTTTAATGGAAAGAGATAGTGTATAATATGTGTATACATATTGAATCCATTTAGGAGAAGCGTGGCTGGCGAAGACTTTAATATATCCCTTGGGTTAGATATAAGCGCAGCAAGCAAGGAGCTTGCTGCCTTTGTCGCAGATGCTCGCAAAAAAGCTAGAGTTGTACGTGAAGAGCTTAAGTCTATCAATTTTAAAGTTGCTCCAATAAAGGTAAAAATTGATACTAAGTATCAAAAAGACCTTGATAAGGTTGAGGCATCTGTAGCTAGAATCAATAAACTTAAAGTTTCAATTGGAGATAAAAACACTAAGACAACTGGCCTTGCTTCCGAAAAAGTGCCAGCAGCTTTGCAGAAAGCTGCACCTAGTGCTATTGGTACTATTCAAAAAAGAATTAAGCAGCTTGATGGTTTTATTGCTGACAGACAAATTGCATTACAAGCTCTTCTAAAGTCTAGCTCTCCGGGTCCTGTAATCAATACTCAGATTGAAGTTATAAAAACTGCTTTAGGTAAACTTCAGAAGGAAAGAAGAGAGCTTACTGCTAGTGTTTCAAAGCAAATGGATGAAATTGCTGTTGCTCAAAAAGAACTTCAAAAATTAATTGAATCACCAGATATTCTTAATGCAATTAAAGTTGAGTATGAAGAGACTAAAAAAGCCAATGAGGCTAGAGCAAAGGCTAATAGAAAAGCGGCCTCAGAAAGAATAGCGCTTCTAAAAGAACTTGAAAAACTAGAGCGTGGCCCTGAAGTAGTAGCGGCAATGAAGGCGCAAGTCCAAGACTTTAAAGATGTTCAAAAACGTACATCTAGTGCCTTAAAGAAGATGCGACAAGAATATGCTGATGCAAAGAAACAGCTTGACAAGACTGGAAGCGCAGCTGACAAGAAAATTGTTGAAGACTACGTTAAAAAAATTAAAAAGACTCATGACTACTTGCTTTGGGTTACAGATGAGCTAGATGTTTTATCTGACGCTAGCACAAGCAAAACTAGTGGTGTTAAAGAAATTACTAAAGGTATGCGGGGTTCTAGGGGGCCATCTGAAAGTGGTGTTAAGAATCCTGGAAATCTTCCAGCTACTAGGTCAACTGCTCCACTTGGTGGCAAGCAGTATGGTGCAATTAACGAAGCTGCAGATAAGATTTTAAAGCTTGCAAGAGAAACTGCTGCCGCTAGAGGTGCTAGTAGTATTGGCACTATTTTTGATAATCAAATGGCTGGTGGTGGTGCTATTGCTAACTTCATGATTCCAGCACTGCGTCTTCTACTTCCTAATAAAGTTTCTCAAGAACAAGCTGACAAAGCCTCTAAGGGTCAAGGTGGAATTGCAGTAATTCTTAGAGATACTAAGGCTGACTTTAGCTCTATGATTGATGAGCTAAAAGGCCAACTTGAAAATACTAGCGATAGCGAAACAGAACTTAGACAGGCCCTAGAAGATTTAATTGATGAATTTGGCAATTATGTCGAAGATGATGAAAAAGGGTCTACTAAAAAACAAAAAGGCTCTGCAGAAGCTGCTGTTAATAGTGAGTTTGTTAAAGGTGATTCTAGTGAAGCAAGTGGTTCTATTGTTACTGCTAGCGAAGACATGGCTAAAAACCTACGAGACGCAAACCAAAGCACAAAAGAATTAACTGACATCCTATCGCTTGGTAGCAAGTCTAAAGATAAAAAAGCTGGTATATATACAGTTAGTAGCGATGCTGCAAGTAAAGGATTAAGTGATGAAATTGCTGCTGTAACGGCTGAAGAATTGCAGATGGTTTTTGAAGCTGTAATGCTTGCTGTCGAAAAGGCAAATACTAGAGCCAAGGAATTAAGGGCAGCTGGAAATAAGTCAATTCTATCCCCATCTACTCCACTAACTAAAATAAAAGATAATGGAATGTTTTGGAGCAGTGAGACTACCAAAGGTGCCTCAGCTGAAAGGGATGAAAGCAGTTCTGACGCTGCAGCAGAAGACAAGGCTGGAAGAGCTCTGCAACTTGTGCCAATCGGTATTACTCAAACTGAAATTGAAAAAGGCTTTGATAGAGGATTTGCAAAACTTGTTCAAGAAATTCTTGGCCTAAAAGAAACTCCATCTATAGGTCTTAACGCTATTGGCCCATACGGAATTAGAAGCGCTGACGGAACAATTGAAGGTGCTGTCGGGGCAAAAAAGAAAGATTCATCAGGTACGCCTGGAAGTAAAGATATTGCAGCGGTTGCAAGAATAATTGGTCCAGATAGTGCCTTAACAAAAGTTATACAAAATATTCTTCAAAAAGTTAATGAAGGCCTAACTAACCCAAAGCTTGAACCTCAACTATCTATGCTTAGCGAAGATTTTACTCCGATGGAGTGGAAGGCTTTAGGTGAGCAAGATATTGTTGACATACACATGTCTCTACAATCTCTTCAAGAAGAATTCCTTAACACAGTCTTATACTTTGCAGCTTTAACTCAAGACAATAAAATACGCACTGACACTGGTCAGACTAGACAAGATACTACTACTCCAGATTCAATGTCTCTTCTTCCCGGTTCAAGTCAATCAAATCCTCAGCTTGACACTTTCTTTAAGTTATTTAATTCTACAAGAACTTCTGGAACTAAAAAAGTAACTGCGCTAAATGCAGATGGCAGCCCAATGCTAAATGATTTTGGTGAGCCAATAACTAAAGAGATTAAAAATATTTTTGATGACTTTACTGAAGGCGTTAGCCCTGTTGTAACTGCACTTAGGTATCTATCTAAAGTCTTTGAAGATATCTACAAAATTCCAATGGCTGGAAATCTTGGTAAAACAGGTAAATTTAATGAGCTAGGTTTGCCATCTGCTTCTGGCACAGAATCAACTTATGCTCAAGCCTTTATGAAAAACCGTAACGGTTTTATTGCGGATATGTTAAAAGCTTCTGCCCCAATGGTTTCAGTTGGCAAAAAAGATTCAACCGATAAAGCTGGTGGAGCTGAACTTCCAATTGAAAAGCTAAATGGTATTCTTGAAAAGCTTGATAGAACTACTGACGGGCCTGCCTATGGGCTAAAAGGCACTATGGACGATGGTAGCCAAGTTGATGTTAATAACTTCCTTCTTAATGAAATGGCTAACATTTTTGCAAAGTCTTCTGCTGCAGTAACTCAAGGTAGAATAACAACTGATACTGGAGTTCGACAGGGCCCAATTTCTTATGGACCAATGGATGCTATTCGCGCTAAATATGGCGAGACTGTAAATGGTCTTACTGCTGGTCTAGCACCTGGAGTCTCTAGAGCCGAGCAAGCTGGTGCGGATACCGCTCAAGGCTTTATTGATGGCTATGAAGGCACGATGGAGATTGAGTCCCCTTCTAAGCGCATGAAGCGTTCTGGTGATAATACAATTGACGGTCTTGAAGAAGGCCTATTTGATGGTATTGCAAGACTTGATAAGGCTGGTAGAGAACTTGCTGATAGCTTCCATACTGGCTGGAGCGAAGAGGCTAGAGTTAGCGCCGCTGAGCTTATTCAGAAACTTGAAAAAGAGGGAACTGACGCTGCTAAGGCGCGTATTCAAAATGGTTTAAAGATGATGCGTTCTGCACCTCCTGTGCCAGAACAGCAAACTTCTACCTTGCCTTCAATGAGGACGGAAGAAGAAAGAAAGAGACTTGCTGATGTTGGTCGAGCAGCGGGAGCTGGCACACCACCTTATGTTCCACCGGCTAAATCTCCTGGTTTTAAGCTTTCAACTCAAGAAGAAATTGAGCGCAGAAATGCAGAAAATCTTAAACTTCTTGATATTGCAAGAGCTAAAGCAGAGGATATTCTAGTTGCTCTAGATATTGAAACAACTGGCATAAGCAGAGATAAGGATACTGGAAAAACAAACCGTGCCCGCGTGTTTGGTTATTCTGTAGTTGCTGGTGCAGGCGAGTTCTCACGCGAGCCTGGAGCACTTCCAGGTACTCCTGTAGTAACACCAAGTATGACTGGTGTGGCTCACGGAATGCTTGTGCCACCCAAAGATGGCACTCGCTTCAGTATGGGTGCAGCTGATGCGCTTGGCCTACTTGGCACTGGCAAGAATATTACCACAGACATTCTACCTAACCTTATTAAGCGAATTACTAGTCTTGGTTATGGAAAAGAAAAAACTACAGGTAGTGAACAAGAATACGTTAATCAGCTTGAAGATATTGCACATATTCTTAGAAAGCTTTATGATGAGAGCATTCCTCTTGCAATTCATAGCCAACCACTTAGCGACCTTACTACTCTTGGTAAAGAGTTTGCACACTACGGTATAGCGGCTCCAACTGCGGGTCAATTTAAGGACAAGGGTCTTCTTGTAGAAACTCAAAGCATGGGTAAGATGCTTGGCGGTTACATGAGGGACTTGAGTGGCAAGGTTGCCGGTAAAGTTGGGGCAATGTACGAGCTTCTTACTGGCAAGACTATGGGTGCAGAACTTATTCCACCTGTTGGCAATACACCTAAACTTGCAGACAAAACTGCTGTAGCTCACGACCCTACCATTGATACCGCTGCTACTCTAGTTAATGCTTTTACTATGCGAAATGCTGCTGGCCAAGCTGGGATGTCAAAGCCAGATTTGCTTGGTAAATCAGTTCAGCTATTGGGTGCCACTTGGCAAAAAGTTTCTGATGCTATTTGGGGTTCTCGCAAGTTTGCCCCTAAGGAAGACCCGCAAAAATATGTAACTGGCAGTCCAACAGAAATGAAAAGTTTCAAGCGTCAGGAAGCTGTGCATGGCGGTCAATTACAGCCTCCATACGGCCCACAGCAGGCTCCAGCTCCTAAGCCTGCAGTAGAACCTGTAGTTCCTGCTCAAGACCCTCAGCAGGCCGCACAAGAAGCTGGTGATGCTGCAGCTAGACAGCAAAAGCTTATTGATGACCTTGAGAAAGAAAAGGCTCGGATACGCAAGCTAAAGGCGCAGGCTGAGTTCCAATATGAGGTTGACCTTCTTGAGGAAGACCAGTCTAGACTTAAGCTCCTACTTGCCGACCTAGATAACATAATGAAGACTCAGGGAAAGTCTGCAAGCCCACAGCAAGCTAAAGATGTTTTAGCCCTTAGAGCTAAAATTGCAAAGAAAATGGCCGAAAGACCTGATGTTGCAGATGCGTATCAAAGACAGATTCAGGCTAATGGCGGAATTAGAAGCATGGAGCTTGATGCTGGTGGCGACTGGCAAAATCGTTTTAGGGCAAAGAAGCCTAGAATTCCTAAGAGTGATTTGCAGAAACAACTTGAAAAACAAATCAAGGAAACTCAAGCTGAGATTGATACTCAGCTTGGAACGCAGACTCAGGCACAGCCGAAGACTCCTAGAATTCCTGGAAGTGTTATTGCCGCACCACTAGCAGAGCTACAAGCCGCAGAACAGAGAATTCAAAAATCTTTAACTTCTGCAGTTGCTAGCGGTCTTGGCCCAACTCTTATTAGCAGACTTGAACAAGAACTAGCTTACGTTCAAAAGAGTATTAAGTCTGGCCCTGTTGGCAAGCGTCGCATGCGTGATGGCAATGGACAGCTAACTTCTGCTGAGGTTGATGTATTTGCTGCTGAAGGCGTGCGTGGTGCAAAAGACCGTGTTGCCGGTAAATCTCAAATCACAAACATTAAGAAACAGCTTCTAGCTGAGCTTAAGGTTGCAGAAGAAAAGGGCTACACTGAAACTATTCAAGCCGTAAGCCAGCTTATTGCCGAACTTGATGCTTCTGTTGCTTCAGGCCCGGTTGGTAAATATAAGAATGGCCGTGACGCTTTTGAACTTCCTGATGGAATCCGCAAGAGAAAACAGAAAGACGATACTAAACTTCCTAACCTTGAAGGAACTGCAGCTCCTGGAGCGTATGACAATGTTACTCATCAAAGCTGGATGGACCAAGGCATAGAGGCCGAAGCTAAAAAAAGAAAAGCTGCATCTGAGATGATTAAGGGTCAGATGAAGGGCGAGATGACCGTCATGGCTCAGGTTGAGAAATACAACCGTAAGATGATGGATTCCTGGATTAGCGGACGCTATGCCTTGTATGACGTTGCGAATACCTATCAGCAGTTCCAGCGTGTTCTCATGAGTGTTGGAAGAGAATTCCAAAAAGCTGTTCAAACATTTGCATCATATGAAACATCTTTTACTTCTGTTGAAAGAGCAATGCAGCCCCTTCCAGATGAATTTGCTGGAATGCGTAATGAAATTGTTAAGCTAACTGGTGAGCTGCCTGTAGCTTTTGATGAACTATCTAAGATTACTACCCTTGGTGCACAGATGGGTATTAAGGCTGATGGTATCACAAACTTTACAGAACAGGTGACAAAGTTCTCGGCAATTACTGGACTTGCTTCAGATACTGTCGCGCAAAAGTTTGGTCGAATTGCTCAGCTAGCTAAAGTTCCCTCAGAGGACTTTGATAAGCTTGGTTCTGCCGTAGCCTTTGCCGGAGTTAATGCTGTTGCTACTGATGAAGAAATTCTCACATTGACAGAAAATATTGCTGCAGCAGCAAATAATTCTGGTTTTGCAGCAGATGAAGTTGTTGGCTTGGCTACAGCCATGTCATCTCTGGGTATTGCACCTGAACAAGCACGTGGTGTTATTACGCGTTTGTTTGGTGATATTAATCGTGCCGTTGAAGGTGGAGGTAAGCCTCTTGATGCATATGCCAAGCACCTAGGTATGAGCGCTTCTCAGGCTAAAGAACTTTGGAAGAGCGACCCTCAAGGTTTCTTTAAAGCAATGCTTGATGGTCTTAAGAATAGCAAGAACATGACTGGTGCACTTGATGGTCTAAACATCAAGGAAACACGTGAAGTCTCAACATTGCAGAAGCTTGCTAACAATATGGATGTTTATAATCAATCAATGGCTGATGCTCAAGAGTCTTACGCTAATGGTTCATTCTTGTCAGATTCATACGCAAAGACTCAAGACAATCTTGCAACTAAAATGGAATTAATGAATAATCAGCTTAAAATGCTTCAAGATGCATTTGGGCAGGCACTTTCTCCAGCTGTTGGACTTGCTGTTGACGCTATAAATTGGCTAATAACATCAATGAATGAATGGTCAAAAAATCCAATGGCTAAAGTTGCAATGCAAATTATTGCTGGAATTGCAGGACTAATAGCGGTCATGGTTACCTACAAGATGATTAGCATGAAAGCAACCGCAGCTACTCTAGCATTTAGAACAGCTCAAGTTTCTTTAAGTAAAATTTCGGGTCAAGATACTGGATTAAATGGTTTCAGAAAAATGCTTATGGGTCAAGAGCAGCTTATCATTCGCTCTAATGGCCGTATTGAAGTTGCTAGCAAAAAACGTATTAAAGAAATGGAAGCTGCTGGGGAAATTAAAATTGCTCCACGCGGTAGCAGTGAGGACTTAACTCTTAGGGCTGGTGCTGATGCAAGAAGAGCTGGATTTGACTCAACTAAGGGAATGATTGACCAAAAGAGTGGAATGGCTCAAGCTACCTTAACTTCAAATCAAGATACTATTGCCACATTGGAAAACACTGATGCAAAAGTAGCAAACACAACTGCTACCGAAGCAAATGGTGCTGCCGCTATGACAGAGGCTGAAGCAAAGACTGCATCAGCTTTAGCAACGCAAGAAGAGATAGCAGTTATTGGTGAGCAGATATCAATTAAGCAAGCTGCTTTAGCATTGCTTGAAAATGAAATTTTAGTTAAAGAAGCTTCCCTAGGTGCAACAACTGGTAATACCGTCGCCACGGAAGCATCAATTGCGGCTAGCCGGGCAGATGCAGCTGCTATTCAAGGTGAAATTATTGCACTTGAATCTAAGCAAGCTGCCCTTGCTGGAACAAATGTTGCTCAGGCTGAAACAGTTGCGCTTATGACTGCTGGTGAATCTATAACAAATAAGTTTGGTGGAGCGCTTACTAAACTTACAATGGCAGCTGGTGCAATATCTGTTGTGCTTATGGCTGTTAGCGCAATATCTTCTTATATCGAGGGACTTAAGGTTAACCTTGAGGAGGCCGGCGGTGGTATTGCCTCTTTCCGTGAAGCAATTTATAAAGATACTTCTGCTTGGAAGGATGGTGCTGATGCTATTGGAACCTATAAAAGCAAGGTTACAACTCAGCAAAAACAAATTACAACATGGGCTGAAAGCATGCAAAATGCTACAGGCTCCGTAGTTGAACTCGATGATAAAGTTACTCATGTAACCGAGTCAGTTAAAAATCAAACACTTGCTCTAGGTGAAAATTCTAAAGAGTGGCTTGCTCAGGCAGTCATGAAAGATGATGTTGTGCAAAAGAAATTTGAGTCTTGGTTTGACCAAGGACTAGATTTAGATGCACTTGCTCAACAGGCTAATGTTAAAATTAGCGATATGATTGGCATGGCATTAGCTGACCCTGGCAAGGGTGCACAAGATTACTTGAGTGCATGGTTTGCTGATGGACTAATTCCAAAACAATATCGTGACCAACTTTATGGAGACCTTAATGATATTGCAGCAGCCCTTGATGGCACTACAGAAGCTGGATTAAGAAATACTAAAATTTGGAAAGCCCTTAAGGGCGCTACTGGTGCCGCTGGTGATGGTCTTGATGAATTTGACAATAACCTAAATGAAACAATTAAGAGGGTTTACACATTAACTGATTATGTTGGTGACCTTTCAACGATTATAGGTGCCGCATTTACTATCAGATATGGTTCTGTTGAAGCAGTTGATAAGTTAGAAACATCATGGGCTGGTGTTTCGGATAGACTTTCTGAGGCTAAAAAACAGATGCAAGCCATTAATCAGGAAATATCCGCAATGACTGCAGATAAAAATATTCTTGAATATCAACTTAATATTGCTTTAAAATATGGCGATACTCTTCGTGCTGATAAAATCCGTGCAGAACTTGATACTAAAAGAAGTGAAATCACAAATAAACAAGCTGAATACAATAAGGCCGCAGAAGATGCTAGTACTGGATTAACCGGAAATAGTCGAGGCGCTATTGCAAACCGTGATACAATTCTTGGACTTGTTGGTGATTATAATTCAGAACTTGCAGCATTGGCAAATGAATATAGCAAATACACTGGAAAAAATCAAAAAGCTGATAGAGATAGAATTAAAGCAAAAGCAGATTCTTTGAAATCAGAGTTTAAAACTAAAGCTATGGGACTTGGTTTTGCTGAAAATGAACTTGCTCCATACGTCAAGTCTTTTGAGGATTTTAAAACTATTGTAAATAAACTTCCTAATACTCTTACTCTTAAAGTTGTTGCAGACCCTGGTACTAGAGCTTTTATGGAATGGTGGGCTAAGTCTAGTGAGAATCCAGCAAACCAAACATCTACTAAAGATACAAGTAAAACTGATAAAAAGAAGAAAAAGGGTCAAAGTGGTAAGGTTGTTGGATATAACCCATCAACTACCCCAATTGAAGACCTAAAGCCTACTGCCGTGCGTGGTCCTACACAGGCACAGCAGGCAGGTGGGTTCTGGTATGACGTTGGAAATGTTGGATTAAATGCAATAAACCTTGCAGTGCAGCCAATAAACTTTGCTGCCTCAGCGTTTACACCATCTAGCTGGAATGGGGAAAGCAGCTATATGGGTAACGTTGAAAGAAACTGGTACGCTGGCAATGGCGGAAGTAAAGATAACATATGGGGTAGCAATAAGGGCAAGTCAAAATGGACTGGTTATGATGCTGAATATCAGCAAGCTGACTATGAAAAACGTCTAGCTACATGGAATAAAAAGCACGCGCTTCCTACGGGATACAAAGAGTCTGACCGTGCTGGGCTGGCAGCAAAGCACAGAAAGATGTACCCTGGGCATTACAACCCATATGACGGCTCGGTTAACTTTTATAAAGAGCCGCCAATTGTTAAAAAATTTGGCAGGCCTTTAGCTGACCTTGCTTCAGTTCATGCTGCTCTAAATCCTGGAAAATACAATCCGTATACACAAGTTGTTAATCCAATTAATCTTAGCGCAGCGCAGAAGAAAGCAGCATCCGCATGGAAGGATGCTAAGAGTCTTGCTGAACTAGGTAAAGAGCATGAAAAACTTTATCCTGGAGAGTATAACCCATACACACATAGTGTTAATGCTGGTGTTATAGATATTTCAAAGTCTAACAATAAACAATTTGCTGATTACCTTCAACATGGAGGTAAGTCAACTGACCCAATGTATGTTAAGAATGTTAATGAAGCTTTGTATAAAAACGCTAAAGACTCACCAAAAGATGGTTGGGGCAACATGCGTGAGGGTTGGAAGCTTGCCGGATATAACGAACGCGGCGATGCTGTTTACGAATATGAGAAAAAAGCTATGGGTGGCTTTGTTGGAAAGCGTTATGAGTCTGGTGGAAAAGTTTTCGGTCCTGGAAGCGGCACAAGTGATTCTGTTCCAGCTATGCTATCTAGCGGCGAATATGTTATTAAAGCAGATGCTGCTAAGGCGCTTGGGCCTTATGTTTTGAATGCTATTAATAAGGGCAATCTTCCTGCCAATAAAAAACCTAACCCTGTTGGTAAAGACTGGACTCAAATTCTTGGTGAGTGGTTTGGAAAACAGATGGATAGTAAATGGAAAGCTCGAAACAATAAAGACCAAAATAGGGGTGAAACTCACGGCGAACTAGGAAGAATAAAGTCTTTAGACAAATACTCTAATGCAAGAATAGATTCAAGTTTACATTCTTGGAGACAACAAATGCGTAGTACTGGTGAAATTAGCATGAGGCCAACTAGAATGCCAAGCTTTGTGGGTGGAATGCTTGGAGGTTCGTTTGGCGGTGGTGGACTTTTAGACCGCAATAACATGTCTAGCGGTGGTTTAGTAACTGGTCCGGGAAGCAGTACAAGCGACAGCGTTCCTAAAATGCTTTCAAATGGTGAGTATGTTGTTAATGCTAGAGCAGTAAAGACATATGGCATAGACTTTTTAAATGCGTTAAATAGGATGCAATCATATAGACAGTCTTACGGTTCTCAACAATCTGCTTCATCTGGAAGTGGAAATATTGTGGTAGAATTATCCCCTGAAGCAGTAAATCAGCTAATGGCAATGTCTAACCGTCCAATAAATCTGTATTCAGATGATAGGCAAATTGCTACTAGTGCAAATAGAGGAAATAGGTTACTTGCAATGAGAGGGTCTAACTAATGGCTGTATATGATGGTAAAGTTTGGTTTGGTAACCAGCGTTATGGTACTTGGATTAAAGCTCCACTAGCTGATATGAATGCTGGGGCTACTGGATTTAGTTCTGAACAAACTTTTAATAATGGTGGAAGCTTTGTTAAATCCTCTTTTGGCTCAGCTAAATCTTATGATTTAAGCTGGAACGGCACATTAGATGATTTGCAGGTTATCAAGAACTTTAAAGATGGACTTTATGGTGGCGGTCTGCTCTATTGGGAAGACCCATTTGCTAAGAATATTCTTCCACCGCATTGGGCTGCACCAATGCTTTCTGTGCGTGACTGGCCAAGCCACATTTCTAGCGATAACAAACCAACGCCAGTAACTCACTCAACAACAAATAGAAGCTATCCATATCAAAGCGCACTATATACTGTAACTAATACTGCAGAAACATCTAGGTCTTTAACTTTGCTTGTTCCAGAAGAACATTTCTTGCAGGTTGGTTTTTGTTATTCTGCTACTGGAACTGCAAGCCTTAAGGCTGTGCCTATTCTTTATGATGGAACAGAAGGTACAACTGTAACTTTAAACCAGTTGACCATTAGCGGAACAAGTGTTTTTGATAGTTCTGGTCAATTTAGCAACGTTACAGGCGCTTCGCCGCGTGTAAAAGCTGTAAGAATATATATTTCTAAGTCAGATGCCACACCGTCGACTATCACTATTCGTGGCGGTGTAGCCACTTATTTTGTAAGCACAAGCGTTGCTGGACATAACCATGATGCGTATACTCAATCAGTTTATTATGGAACAAGCTGGAGTCCAGGACAGGGCTCTACTGGTTGCGTCATGGATGCACCAACAATTCAATATAAAAATATTGTTGGAAACAATAAATTAATTAACATGACAACTAAATTAAAAGAAGTTGAAGCATGGCTATAGAACTTTCCACAATTGACTCAACCTTAGCCCGAATTGGTGATGTACAAACATATTCTGTAAATATTGAAGCAATTCCAACTGATGCTACCGATGCTTCTGGCTCAACTTGGTCCATGGATGTTACTGCACCAGCAGCTTTAACAAAAATTGATGCTAATGGAAATAGAGTCAATCTTTCAGGGGCAAATAGAAGTACGGCCCTTTTGGGGCGCGAAGTTTCTTTGATGGATTATGGAATGTTTTCTGGAGAATCAAAATATGATTATCAAAAACAAACTTATGGGCGTGGAACTTTTAACGGCACGGTAAGTTCAATGTCTGTTAGCGATGGAGATAACCTTCAGCTAAGCATTGACAGTATTCTATTTAAGTTTAATTCTGAAAAAACTGCTCAACCACACTTTGGAGCTACAGCAACGCAATCTACTGCTTTTAAGTATTACTGCAGTCTTGTTGGAATAACTAAAGTAACTATTGACACTGCTTTTGATGTACCAGTTGCCTATCCCGCATGGAAAGGCAATGTTTGGGACTATATTAAAATGTTTTGCATAGCAAATAAGGCAGATATTTATGCCGATGCTAACGGCTATGTCCGCCTACAAAAAATTAGAAAAAATACTATTCCGGTTACGGAACGAAGCGGAACCTCAACAAACGTCACTTTGCTTGGAACTTCGCGAACTATTGAAGTTTATGATTATGACACAACTTGGGAACAAGATTCTTTAATTTATAAAGCTGAAACAGTTTATTCAGTCAATATGGGGGAGACGCGTAAAGAAGTAGTTGATATTCAAAATTCAACTACTAGCTCTAAAATTTTTCAACCTGTTTGCGTACAAAGCATTCCTCAGGGGTTTAAAGGTGGTCAAGGAAAATCTATCTACGTTGTTTTAGACAACTTAAATATTCCAGTACCACCTGATTGGTGGAATAGTAATGGTGGTAAAGTTTCTGTATCGGTTTCTGAAGATAATCCAATGCAACTAGAAATAAACATTCAAGCACCAAATCAAGCTAATTCAGCATATGTTGAACCTTTTAAACTTGCCGAATCCTCAAGTGACGATGTACCAGCCCTCTATATTTGCGGAGAAGGAGTTGTTGTAAATAAAATTTTGCGTTCCGTTTCTACTGGTGCGGATAAAAACTTTATTTCAAGAGATTCTAAAGCCACTGTAGATAATCCATTTATATCAGATTCTTCATATCATTTATCGCAGTCAGCAGCTTTTGCTACGGGGCCGTCGGTTGATGTTAGTTTAACAATTGGCACATCAAAACTTGAAGATGAAATAAATAATATTGCTGGGTCTAGATTTTTCTATAATAATGGTTACTATCGTGTTGCTAGCGCAAATATTTCTGAATCTGGAATTAGTATAACTGGTAAAGTTGATACTATATTTGATGACCTTGTTTCAACTTATTCAACAAATTTTCAAACATTTACTACAACAACTTTACTTACAACTTTTGCAACTCTTACTTCTGGTGCTGTAGCTTTATATGGAGCTAATACTTTTACTAGTTTTAATTCATATTATCCTGCAAAAAGTTTTACCGATATTGGTTCATACTACAATGCTATGACTTTTTCAGATATGGCAGTAATGCCGTTAGGAGATACACTGAACTCTTATGTCAACTAAACCAATCTCTAACGCCCCGGAATCTATGCAGAAATGGGCTCGCTGGGTAGATAAGCAACTTGATGAACTTGGCGATGCAGCTATGTCAAGAATTATTTCAAAGCTTTCAAATATGGATGCAAATGATGTTCGTCATCAACAAAAAATTGCAACCTTGCAATATCAGATAAAATATTTGACTGATACTATTACTAGTGCAACAGATTTTGCTTCACTGCAAAATACTTTAAAAGGAATCACTATTGCTGCTACAACGGCTCCAGTAACAACGCCAGTTGTAACTGAAACGACAGTTACGTTTACTGCCTCCGGTTCAGCCTCCTGGGCTGGAAGCAACCTTATCACAGGTAGCGGAACATATACTGATGCTGGAATGATGTATCAAGGACCTGCTGCAGGTTCTCAAAAAACAGCATCGTTTTGGTTCTCTTCTACAGACTTAGCCAAGGTTGCTGGAAAAACTATTACTTCAGCGTCAATCTATGTTAAGAACAGACATTTTTATTATAATGCCGGTGGCACAGCAGATTTTGATACTCATGCATACCAGACTAGCACTAGACCAACCGCGACCACAAACCCATTTAGCTCTACATTTAGCTATGGTGAAGGTAAATGGATATCATTAAGCTCAACAGTGTATAATGGTATATCAGGTGGAACAATTAAAGGTTTCTCCATAGGTATTGGTGCAACAGC